TTAACCTCTTACCACTCGTACTTGATAGCCGCCAGCTCCACCAAGGCAATAAGCACCAAGATAGGACTGCAACCAAGGATAAACGTCAAAAACATTGTTCACATTGCCAGTAGCAAGACTAGCTTCGTTGTATTTCACCTTTAGTTCACCAAGTTCTACTTCTTTTGCAACGCCTTCTGTGCCACTATTTCCTGTCATTGCATCCGTATCATTAGCTAACGCTCTTGCTAATTCATATTGTGCATATTTAATTTTATGAGGAATCAAACTACAACTAAGCTCAACATCATCAACTTGAAAGTTATTTCTAGGCCATTTTAATCCTTGTGATGTATCACATCGATCACCATAAAAATTCAAGCTATCAATCCAACGAGTAGCAGAAATTAATGCACGATTCTTTTGATCATCTGTTTTGTTTGACCACGTTGAATCATCAGGAGAAGTTTCAAAATAACTATTGGCATCAGCCAGTGTTGCATAGCTATTAGAGTTCTCACCGCTTAAAGTGGCATGAATAGTAGCGGCCACGTTTACTTCTCAAACATTGTTTATATTCTAGCGTCATAAAAAACCCCCACCAAATAAATGATGAGGGTTTTGACTTCCAACCTTGATATTTTAGATCAAAGTGTAGATGTGTCTAGAGGACTGTTAACTGTCAATTGAACCAAAGGAATTAGGTCAATATCGTAAGTAGCATTCCATCTAGCATGAGCACCCAAGTGTGAGTTTGTTGGGTTGTCATCAGCATGGACGTACTTAGTACCCATTACGTGATACGCAGTGTGGTAGTCAACAGAAAGTACATCTTGCTTCGAGAGCACGTTTCTATCTGCTTCAATCCTGAGATCTTGCTGAACACCTTCAAGGATTGTTCCACCCTTAGTTAGGTAACAATAGAACTCAATCTGATGTCCACTGGAACCAGGCTGAACAGCGTTCACCTGAGAATCCATGATTACATTCATACCAGCAAAAGTACCAATGCTCTTAGCATCGACACCAACGCCGCCGCCTCCCCACTGGATACCTGTTCCTGTTGAAAGTGCAGAAGTAGAAAACTGTAGTAAACCAACCTGATAAAGGTAGAAACCAACAGAAGGGTGAACAACAAGCGTATCTAGCTCGTCACCACGCTCTCCAAGAAGATTTCTTGCTCTTGCAACTGTAGAAGCTGTCAAGAAGTTAGCTTCAGTCGCACCAGTGCCAGCTTTTGCTATGTCTAGCTTGTTACCAGATAGAGCAGCACCAAATAAACCATGTAGGTGATAAAACAACCTTTGGCTATTTAGCTTGTTAATTGCATCTGCAAGTTGATTGCGGATGTGAAGCATTGGATCTTCACCAGCAGCCAAAGTTGCAAGATCATCTACCGCATAGGCAAAACCTCTATGGCAGATAGTCGCAATTTGAGTATCTGTGGTGATCTTCTGTGGAGTTAAATATCCAGCAGTTGATGTTCCCCAGTTAGATGCCCCAGTCATCACCTCTTCAGTTGGTGATACAGGGTTAAACTCAGGAACTTGGATGCGTGTACCGCCTTCTTTGGAATCAAGGAAAGCACTACGAACTACAGCTCCACTTTTAAGGAATAAACTGCGTTCTTTAATTGCCTCACTTACATAGCGAGACAAATTATTTCTTTTTACGATGTCCGCAAGAAGGACACCGCCAGAGTAATTCTGAAACGGGGCTGCCATTTCTAATTAGGAGGATTCTTTAACGAAGTCCAAGTCACAGACTCGGTAGTTAACTCACAGAGCTAACCAGATTGAGCTTCCTTCTTGAGCACTGCTGCAAGTTCTGGCTCGTTTGATTCTAAGACCATTTGTTGGGTCATGTTAATACTACCTTCTTTCCAGGGATTAGTCATACCTGGTGAGACATTTGATGTTGGTGTAGGCTTTGCACCCATCCCTGCCGCAGAGCTAGGTTTGAAGTGGTGTTCCCATCCACTACCAGGATTTTTTAGGTTCCCTATGTAAGTTCCTAAGTCCTGTTCAACACCTCCATTAAGTACAACAACGTCACCGCTATCGTTTCTTTTTAATTTAGTTTGAAGAAGAGATAACATTTGTTCTGCATTTACCGCACCAGAATTACTGATAGCTGAAAGTGCCGAAGTCTTAATGTTTGCAGTCTCATTAGAACTTTTTAAGTTCTTTAATTCTTCATTTAAAGTATTTATTTGTATGTCTTTTTCTTGGGCGGTTTTGTTGGCTTCTTCCCATAAGTCTTTCCACTGCCCTTGGTCTTCGAGATCTTGTTTCCTTTTGTCATCTGCTTTTTTATAAACATCATCAAGTTTAGTCTTGATGCCTTTAAACTTTTCACCTTCTTCTGCAATTTTACTTTCTAATGCAGAAATTTTGCTCTCGTACTCAGCCTTAACACTGTCAAGATTGGGTGCTTGAGGAGTTGCAGTCTCAGCCACTGGCTGTTCAGCAGGAGTCACAGACTCAGGCTGGATGACTTGTTCTTCCATAATTAAACTTCAGTTTTTTTAGTAGTAGTTTTTGTTGCTTTAGGGGTTGCCGCAGGAGCAGGAGTTGACGCAGGTGGAGCAGTACCATTTTCAGCCGCTAATGCAGCTTCCAAATCTTCTGCTCTTACACCGTTATCCATTTTGATGGAGGGCATAACAAAAAAAGTATTTCTTTATTATTCTAATGTATTAATCGCTTTGAGCTTCATTTGCATTTGGTAGAACTTCACCTTGTACTAAAATATCTCTAAATTCTTCTCTATCTATTACTTGTTGATCAAACAAGGAAGTCAAAGCTGTTATATCTTGTCCAATTAGCCTATCAATATCAAAATCACGACTAATTTTGACCTCTGGTGGCTCAATTCCTAAGTAATTAGCCGATAAATTAAACGCTTTTTGCATCTTTTGTTCCAAATCTAAAGAGACCATCGAAAGCATTGAATTTGTATCTACACGGTCTAAACGTCTTGCATCTGCTGATTCTGCAACAAATTTTTGCTGTGAAAGTGTACTAATTCCTAAAGTTGCCATTTGCAACTGTAATTCTTGTATTTCTGCTGCTTGTGCTTCAAATGCACTAGCTGCTGGTTCCACGTAATAAACTTTATTTCCTGGTTGAGTCGCCATTGCATAGTTAACACTTATAGCCATATCTTTTGTCTGATCATCCCAACCTTCCATTACTAATAAAGGCTGTGAAGCAACGTGCAAACTATGAATCAAGTCAGCTTGACGTTGAAAATGAGCCAAATTCAAATAAGCAATATCTAATAACGGTGGTTTACTTGTCATCGTGTCTGTTTTTCCTGCATAAACAGTCACCAAAGGTATTTCACCTAACGAAAAATCACCTGATTCGACTAATTCATAGTCCTTTTCATCAGATGGAGAGTCAAAATTACCTGCAAAACTCTCATCTTGCGTATACATATCTTTCGTAGTCTCTTTTCTTCTATAAATCTTGTATTCTCCTGGCTCAATTACTCTGATTTGATCGTAAACTTTCTCTCCAAATTCTCCATCAGGTACAACTGCCTTCTCTGCAATCCTTACTTGTATTAATTTTCCATAATTAACCTCTCTATCTAATCTCCAACCATAAATATTTGCAGGATCAACTTCAATCCAATATGGTCTACGATTTTGCCGTCTCTCTTCTGCAAGACTTATAGCTCCCGTTGGAGCAGGAAAATCTACAAGGGTATTACTATGACCATAAGTTAAAGCACAAATTAATAATCTTCTTGCATATTCATCTAAATCCGATCCACATCCATCAACATCCTTAACAAATACATCAGTCCAATATGGATCACCAAGTACAGTAATTGGTTTACGAAGAATTAATCCTGTTGCAGCTCTAACTAATCTTTGCGTATAAGGAGAAAATACTGCACGGTTCACTCTTGATAAATATGCGTCATAATCTTCTCTCGGTTCTAATGGTAAAAATGCTTGCGAATTATCTCGTAAATATTCAGTCCCTAAACTAACTGCTTTCATTATTTCCCACGATTTTGTCATATCTAAAACAGCTCTCGTTTTAGAAAATGGATTATCACCCCCACCTA